TGCAGCTACTTTATCATTGAAAGCTATTACACCTCCCATTACAACTGAAGCTGGTACCCAAACATTCTTACCTAATCTTGAAGCGAATATCTTAACCCAAGGCCAGTACATAGCTCCATAAGAAGTAATAAGTTCATCAGATTTTCCTGCTACCGTTGCTAATGATGTTGAACCATGATTAACTGGGTCAGCTAAGAAGAAACAATCTCCTCTATCTTCACAAACTGTTTTTGCAAGACTAAGAGTTGATGAATCATTAGCTTGTGTTACACCAGGCATGATAATCATATTGATATCATATAAGTCTTGGTTCTTTAATAGATATAAAGCTGTAGTATAAGGACTTCCTGTTCCATCTGGGTCATATCCTTGTGAATTACCATCAGTGATATCTTCGAAAAACTTAGGTGCAGTTTCTACATTACCATCAGAACCACCAGCGAATGTACCTGATACACCAGCGATAGTGTGAGGTAAAGATGCTGTATAAGCTGTTGATGCTGTATTACCGTTTTTATCTAAATAATCAACTAAATTAGTAGTAACAGATGCTACTCTTACAAAGGCAGACTTATTTCTGTAAGAACCAGATAATTGTAAGAATGGGTCAGCAGTTGCTACGTCTTGTACAACATAATCTTGGTCTCCAATTACTTTTGATATGTAATTATTTGATTTTGGGTCTAAAGATAAATCGTTCCATGTTTCAAGAATAATTTTTTGATTATGAGTATCATCTGCTCTACGTACAAGTAAAGTAAATGTACCCGTATTATGATTAACATTTGCTATTTCCCAACGTAGGTTGTTTTGTGTACCACTGTTGAGTATTCCGTTTGTTCCTTCACTGCCTTCTGAATTTTCTACTGCACCATCACCTAATGTTTTTAATTCAAATGATGCTGTAAAGTTCGTAGCATCATTTAGAACTGAAGATGAGTTTGGTACTCCTGCATGGAGGTTAGTGTGGTCATATGATGAACTAGCTGGTGAAAAAGAACCAGACAATGTTCTAACTACTGTTAACGTTCCATTGTGAGCAAGATATTGTTCAGCTGTTAAAGATGTAAGGTATTCGTATGAATCACTTGCACTTTCAAAAGTCGTTCCAAATTTTGCTGAATAATCTGCAAATGAACTAACAACTGTAGGTACGTTTGCCATACCTTTTACTGTTGGTCCTATTAAAGCAGCACCAATATTTGCAACACCTTGTGGGACAAACGATAAGTCATTTTCCTGGGTGAATACACCGGGACTTACTATTTTCTCTGCCATTTATTGTCTCCTTATTGTTATTTTACTAATTAAAGCAAATTGATTACTTTAGTCTCGTATATAAATATCATAATAAAATTCGAAAAAGATTATCTTACAGGAATAAATTCCCCCGAATCAATATCTATGGTACCTCTACCGTACTTTTTAAGTAATTCCTCTGCTAATGCTCTTTCCTTTTCTTGAGCATTTTTATATTCGTTTTCTAAACCTAATTTTTGTTCTGCCAGTGATAACTTAGAAATTTCCAATTGACCTAACTTAAAAGAAATATCACTAAAGCTATCTCTAATAGTTTTTAATTGTTTAACTTCTTCATCTGTAAATTTTACCTTTTGTAAACTTTGTTCTTGTGTTTTTGTTTCTGCCATTTTTGTTCTCCTTGTAACGTTTAATTAAAATTATTTTACTCAGTTGGCTCTCCTTGAGTAAATGGTAAATTGTTTATATCTTTAACAACTGTTTCTGAACCTATTACTAGCTTTTTTATTGTCATAGTCTTAGTTGAACTTTCTGTTAAAGCTTTTTGCATTGTAGATGGTATAATAAAACCATCTAAAGTTAGAGTAAAAGTAGTCTTTGTAGCTCTATCTTGTCCTTTTGAAATTTCTGTAGCTGGCGAGAAAGAATCTATTTTCGATTTGAAATTGAATTTTTCTTTTCTTCCCCAGTAAGAACCTTCTGCATAGTTTAGTGCTTCTACTATGCTATTCATTTGAGATATAAATTCTGTCCATATTATACATTCATAAGTTACCCTTACATAATCTGGTACTACTACCTTGTGAAATTCTCTTACAGGTTTAACACCTTGTAATCTAGAGAAATTATCATATCTATTTTTTGTGCTATATTTCATAGCTATCGTTTGGTATATTGGAGAATTTACATCTACTTTATTTCCTAAGTCTCTTATTTTTTCAATACCAGTCTTTTTGTACATAAAAAGCGGTAATTGTATTTTCCCATTAACATCTCTGTAAAAATTAGACTTTTGAACTGACTTCCACCTTTCAGGACTACCATAAATAACTGGTAATTGTATTTTGCTACCATTGTGGTCTATTACATTAGGTACTATAATATTATCTATGTAATATTTTACAGATTCATCTATATCATAAAGGTTTACTTCTAAAACAGGTTCACTATCGTCACGAACAATATTTTTAGACCTATCTATGGTTTTAGACCTAGTCTTTTTTGCATCATGCGTAGTTTTATTTCTTCTAGAGTTTGCCATTAGTATAATTCTCGGTCATATCCTATATTAGTTTGTTCTATAGATAGTCTACTTCTTCTTGTTAAGTGTGTTTCGCAAATTACAGCTAAGTTATATCCATGCTCATCGCTTGAGAAATTCGTTGAAGGGTTTCTTCCCATATTATATTGATTACCAGAAGATACTTTGTCAACTTCCCAATATTTATTATCCCAAAATATTAAATCACCCATTTCCATTTTTACATTTGCTACGTCTTTTAAGTCGTCTCTTAAAAATCTAAATGTTACTTCTTTATTTACATCTGGTCCGAATTCTGAATCTTCTATTTCTGTACTTCCTTGTTCTATTAAACAACCAACTCTAACATTTTGAAAATATTGTTTACCTAAAGCTTCACCATATAAGTTTTCCTTTATATCTTTAATCGCAGCCTTGATTATATCGACTCTTGTATCGATAATATCATTTATAAGCTCTCTATTTATATTTCTAAATAAAGAGATATCTCTTTGTCCTCCGAATAAAGTCATAATAATTACCCTATATAAATATTAAGTGGAACTTTGTTAATTAGTTCTTGTTGAAATTCAGCTTCTTCTTTATTTCTTTCCATTGAGTTTCTTCTTGAAGCTGCTTCTAAATCTTCTCTTAACTGAGTTAGTAAAGTTTCTTTTTCTGATGCACCCTCTGTTCTAAGTGTATCACCATCTAATGATGTTTCTGAACCTGGAATTGGAATTGACGAATATTTACTTCTTATAGAACCTAGCAATTCTTTTGCTAAAGCTAGTGTATATTTTCTTATCCATTGTTTACCTGGGTCATTTATAAATTTGTATTCTATATTATCGTATGCTATATTAGAATAATCTGATACTACAGATTCAACTGTTGTACCTTTTCTATCTTCAGTTTTTATATATTGAAAATAGAAAGTATAATTTTCAGAAGGTTTTGGAAATATCTTTAATTTATTATTTATAAGCTCAAATGAAAAAGCAGATTTTCTTACTTGGTCATTAAACTCTATTTCTTGCATTCTTAACATATCATCGTATAATGGCATTACTAAGTAATTGATTGCTGGTGAGTAATCTCCCCAACCAAAAGCATTTTGCATTTGAGAAGCTCCAGCTCCAGTTCCAACGTATGGGTCAAATAATCTATTTATAGAAGGTGTTCCTTCGTGAAATACTCTTTTAACTTCTATTGTATCAGTTCCAGGAGTACCTGCTTCATAAGTAGTAACTGTTGAATCGTCTAAGTCGTAAACTTGTGAACCAGAAGTAACTTCAACAGAACCAGAATACCAATTTATATCTCCACCTACTCCAGCTTCTGAGCCGTATTGTTTTGATATTTGTATAGTAGCATCTAAACCACCTTTTACTTGTTTACCCGTAAGACTTGAACCAGTTGCTGTACCGATTCTGTTTAACAAATTTTCTCTTATATTAAATCTGTTAACTTGAGCTCCGTATTCTGTAACAGCTTCTTCGAAACATGCAAAGAAAGAACTAGATTGTAGCTCTACATCAACTATAGGATATCCCATTCTTTTTGCACACCATTTAGCTGTATTAAGTGAAGCAGATGTAAATGCTACATCGTCATCATATAAACCAAATGGAGTATTATCAGATGTTTGCCATGTTGCAGTTCCGTCCCAAATTTTTATGTTTGTTGCCATAATATCCCCAGTATTTTACGAATTATATTGTAAATATAAATATCAACTTATAATTCAAAAGTCTTTATAATGTTAATTGAATGTTACCTCCATATAAAACATCAGAATCCTCCGTAAAGTCTACAGTTATAGTTAAAGAATATTCCGAGCTTGACCATTCAACACCAGAATTAGCTTTCATATTTTTAAGTATATCTACACCCTTTGTTGTACTATTCCAAGAGATTCCATTTTTTGAACCATCTACTTGGTAGTATTTGAATTTCAATGCCCCAGTTTTTGATGTTGGTAATATAGAAGCCCAAACTTTATATGTAGCTTTAGAGTTACTTCCGTATACAACTAAATCTCCCGGAGAAAGACCAAGTGGTAATGTAAAGTTTGCAACAAATGAATTATCCGAAGCACCTACAACACTAGTTGGAGATACAAGTACATTAGGACGTAATTTTGCAAGACCGCTAATTGAAGTTACAAAGAAATCTAAACCTGTAAAAGGATAATTTGTTATTGAACCCTTGTGACCTGTTGGTACTATATTTGAACTCCCATTA